GGGTTATTTTTTTTGACGTGGTTTTTTGGAATAGATTCAAATCCTATCGTGGAGGTTCCTGATGAAGATTAGAGATTCAATTATTTTTATGATAACCGCAGGCGTATTGATTTTATTGCTTGTCGTTATCATTGGCGATTATGTAGTTGCTCTTGAGGAAAACAGACCTCCTCATGAATCAGTCATAACATTAATGAAAATGTCAATTACGGGGCTTATTGGTGTCATTGGCGGTTATGTGGGTGCATCAAAATGAGTCTCAAAAAAATGTTAAAACTACATGAAGGTGTTCGAAGTCATGTTTATTTGTGTTCACTTGGATATGAGACAATTGCTGTTGGCAGGAATATTTCTATGGACGGTGGATTAGGATTGTCTGAAGATGAGATTGACTTTTTACTAGACAATGACATTCGAAGGGTGACAGCAGAACTATCAAAAGAATTTGAGTGGTTTGATGATTTAGATGAGGTTAGAAAAAATGCCATGATAGATATTTCATTTAATTTGGGTGCGACAAAATTAAGAGGATTCAAAAAAGCACTCCAAGCGATGTCAGAGCAAAACTGGCTAGAAGCGTCAAAAGAATTTTCTGATAGTCGATGGTATAACCAAGTTGGAATAAGAGCGAAGCGATTGTGTTCTATGATTCAAACTGGTGAATATACAAATGAGTTTATCTAAGACTCAATCCTTTCGATTAGGTGGTTTGCTTGCAGTCATGGCAAACGATGAAATTGATCTAGATTTGATAAAAGAATCAATTGAGGATGGATTTGTTATCTACACAAATGGCAGATTGAAACTTTCAGAAAACGGGTTGAATGAAAAAAATCGCTTATGTACTCTCGCAGGTCTAAATATAAAATATAAAAGTGAGGTTAAGAATGCCGTATAACTATAACTGTAAAGTCAGAAAAATTGTTGATGGTGATACCATTGATGTTGATATTGATTTAGGGTTTAACACTTGGCTCTACAATCAAAGAATCCGATTATCAGGGATTGATACTCCTGAAAGTAGAACAAGAAACATTGACGAGAAGGCACTTGGTTTAGCCGCTAAGAGGCGTTTGAAAGAAGTATGCAAAGGTACTATTCAATTGGAATCGCATGGGAGGGATAAATACGGTCGGATTTTAGGCATACCATACTCAGAAGATGGGACAGATATTTGTTTCTTAATGATAGAAGAAGGTCATGCAGTGGTATATGATGGAGGAGCTAAGAAGGTTTGGGTGTAGCGTCCGTCCATTTTGACATGTAATATTCCTCTTCTGCCTTTAGACATTGTTCACAGTAGAGATATTTATACCCATCCTCATTTTCTCCAATACTTTTAGTTGAATCGCATTGATAACAATAGAAATCATCATCGCCATCATATTCTGAAAAAGCGTTGTTATTACGTTGTCCTGTCATTTGTTTATTTCATCTTTAAATAATGTTTCTAAAATAATTTGCAATCGTTTGTTAATTTTGCAATGTCCGTTTTCCATTCTTGAAATCATTGATCTGTTTGGTTCTCCTTTTGAAAAGTATCCTAAACTTTCCGCAAGTTGTGATTGGGTGTATCCAGATTGTTCTCTTAATTCTTTAAGCGTTTCTCCATCTAAATTAATCATTTTTTACCTCGGCATCTGCCTTTAATTGTTTTTGTACTATTGTCCAATAATCTTTTATTTTCGCATCAACACATTTCTCACAAACGAATGCAAGAAAGTGTCCATTCAAATCATATTCTGCCCACCCTTCATCGCGATCACAAAAGTGGTATTTATCGTATCTACCTGTCATCTTCAAGAGTAACACCAAGAGATTGCTCTCTTAATGCACTTGAAATATTATTTTGCAAATTTGTCAATTCATCAATGTGCGCTGATCTTTTCTCTGCATCTATTTTTTTAGAAATCACTGCATCTAATAAAACAAATACTTCATTTTTATCAAGCGTAATATTTATCATTTATCCCTCCACTATTTTCTCAAACCTTCTCAAATCTTCATCTGATAAGATTTCTTTCAAAACAAGAACAGGAATATCGAGGAGATCAACATCATATTCATCTTGGATGCTCCCTAAAAAAAATGTTAAATCATCTATCATCATATTCTCTGTCATACCATTGCCAAACATCAGTTTTATGTTTATGCCATCTATCACCGAATAAAGATTCAAGTTTTTCATTAGCTAAATCAAATCCATATTCATCAACAAATAAAACATAGTTATGCTTCAAACTGTTTTGTGTACATTGATCAACAATAATCTCTGGCTTCATGTTTATCATTATAATCTCCTGTTTTTTATTTTAAACATTTTATAAGTTTTGTCAACCCAAATCGGGTTACAACCATCTCGCATGACGTTGAAAAATTAAAACATTACCAAGGATTCCCTCCTCAGCAATATTATAAATTTTTTCATCCTCAAGCATTTTTGTGGCGGCAGGATTTGGTTCAAGTTTTTTTCCAGATTTATCTCTTCCTTCATCATTGCAAGCAAACTGTGATCCATCTTTCATAATCATAATGCTTACAAAACCCTCAACAAATTCTTGCGCCTCTTCTAATGATATTCTTTCAGAAATAATAACTACTGAGGTATTGCTGTCTGTATTTTCAATAACAAAATCTTTTCGCATTTTTTGCTCCTCAAAGTAAATTCTTTTCGTTCTCAACATATCTATCAATTCTATTGGCTAATTCATCAAAATAAATATCATGTAAAACAGTTACACAATTTTGATTTGGCTCAATAAATTCTATGGTATATGTGTCATTCCATGCTAAATGAATTTTTACTTCACCTTTAAAAAGATATCCATTTACCTTCAAAGAAAGAAAACCTTGTCCACCTTCAGTTTCATCATTGCTTCCTGTCATATTGTGAGTACCCCAACACATCATCATATGTCGCCCTGTGTTTCCGTAAGCATCCACACCGCATTGTATTTGTTCCAAAATTATTTTAGGTATGTTCATTATTTTTCATCCTCATAAATTTTTATAATAAAATCTGCTTCCGCGCCTACACCGTGATGTCTGCGCAAAGCGTTTTTCATTTCTTTGTGAAGTGTCTTTTTGGTTGGCGCAAACCTTCTCCCGTTTGCAGTATTCTTCCAGATAAGAAGTTTTTCTGTGCTTCTAAGTGTTGCGAAATATTTATCCATTTATCTTGCTCCTTTTATTTGTTTACATGTTTATAATAGCAAACCTTGCATTTTTGTCAAGCTTTTTAATGTACTTTTTGGGCTTTTTTTTGACGCTTTTGTGCTTTTAGAAGTTCCAATCTTCCCATAGCGATTGAGCGAGTTGTTTTCCGTAGTTTTTATTTCTGAAATGTTGCTCAAAGAATTTTTCTTCATTACCAAACTTCTGATGCAATTGTGCATGATGAAAGTAACATAAAGGAATGGCATTGCGATCATCAGCCCTCATTCCCATTCCTCTTGATCCGACCCAAGGTTTTAAAAGGTGATGTGCTTGTGTGTGACCTTGGCAAGAGATATCTTTTAAGCAACAGTCCATTGATGCCACATATTCTAAAAATGGCCTGCTTTTTATTCTTTTTTCTTTCATTTAAAAAAACCCCCATCAAAATGACAGGGGCAAGAGGGGGTCAAATTAGAAGGGTTGTGTAGAAACTTTTTTCTCAAGAGACAATCCTAAATATTCTTGTCCATTTGAACTCATATTATTCCATCCACCAATTTTATACAATACACCGTCAATGGTAATCGTGCCTCCAATATCAGGGCTTTTTGGATTTTGTTTATCTTCTTGTTTGTTTTGATGAACAATTCCGACTGAAGTGGAAAGCTCAACAATGTCATTTCCGTTTTGTGTTTTTGTTTTAATTAAGCTCGCGTACTTCTTCTCACCGTTTATTTGGAAATTTCCTTTATATAAAATTTGCGCATTGTTATCAGGCCAAAGAGCGCCCTTCATTTCTTTATCATCCATGTGCTTCTCCTTTAAAAATATATCGTGTTCTATGTGGTTTTTTTGTGTGAAAAGTTTCAATTCTATGACCTTTCTTTCTTAATTCATCAATTCGTGCGGACAATCTATATATTTGCAATTCAGCAAGTGCAGTGTCCCAACTTATCTCTCCGTGTCGTTTTATGTAATTTAATAATCTATCTCTTTGATTCATTTAACACCTCATTGTAATGTTTGATCATTCGATCACAATTATCTCTATCATATTCTTTTAATTCATTTCTTACCGCATGCAAGGAAAGCAAAGAACCTTCAAATAGCTTTTTCTTTTCATCTGTGATGGGTAACTGCAACATTTCTTTTGCCCTGCTGTAAAACTTATGAGGGCTATCATCAGAAAACCAAATTTTATTGTTTAGTTTCATTTGATACTTTTTTGGCATCGCCTTATTTGCATCATCATCTTTTTGATGTCCAATGCCGCAAGCAAGACTCAAACTATAACGTTTTGCGTAAGTTAAGGCAGAACCAAATCCTTGAGCATCTTTTTTGTCAGCAGGTATTAAAATCTGTCCTGTGGAAAGTGATGTCCCATGTCCATAAAAAACAGTCTCAACGCAAGCACCAAGTTCTGATGGGTGTGCGATTTGCTGAAAATAT